CACATATCAAACATTGTTTGCCACATGTACTTATTTCCTCTACCACTCGAATAATCGTCGTTCATGGTAGGGAAAGGTTTGTATAAGTATGATGTATCAAAGTAACCATAGACAGTATCTCTCAGTGAACTAAACGCAGGATTTTCTTTTCCATTTGTTATTTTTCTACCTAACAGAGGTGAATCGCTGTCCTCATCATCAGCATTGAAATCTTCGTACTTGTATGTAACATAGTCCTGTTTAAGGTGTGATGCAAGACTCATGGCATCATGATAATAAGTATTATTTCTTATTCCGATATTATTATTTGTATGAACAGTTCCCTCATCATCATTATCACCAGAATCAAGACCTATACCATTATAAATTCCTCTATAGTTTGGCTCGATCAAGTTGTAACGAGAACCAAAGGCACCATTTTCCTGTAATTCAAGAATATCTGTTGCCTTTATTAATTTAAACATTTCAATTCGTTTGGTTACAGTTTCATCCATTGTGAATCTATATGTGTGGTAGCCAGCATCTTCGTTTCCTTCGAGATAATTTTGTTTATATAAACTATCATGTTCAGCACCACCTATTGGAATAAGTCGCCATTGACCTAAAGGTAATGACTGGTAGAAAACATATGATGGATTTTCTTTGTATGGAACTCCCGGATCTTGGACAATGATATCCCCATCATTATTTTTTTCTTCCACGTAACCTACAGCAGGAACGGCATAATTTAATGATGATCCGATAAGTGTGTTTACGCTTGGTATTGATTTTTCTTTACCCCAAGGATACAATGACTGTGTGCTCTTAAACCAGACACCATTAAAAGTAGGAACAATCTGAGGTTCAACTTGTGCTGTATTCTCTATTGTTACTGTTTCTTTGTTTGGTGTGGGAGCAAGAATACCCAACTCATTAGAGGAAGCAATAGATCGAACAAATTCACTAATTGTACCGACATAATCTTCTTCCAATTCTCTTGTTTCATAATCAATAGAAGTGCTTTCATACGAAGCAAATTCCAATCTATATGTTACTGCCTGAGAGGAACCCAATTTAGCAATTCCGGGAGAAATATCAGAAACAATAGAAACATTATAAACATAAAATGCTAGACCATCCAATTTGGATGTGATATTGTTTTCTGTGATATTAGTAGAAAATGAGAATCTGACCATTGATCCGGTTTTAGCCAGTGTTGTTATTGAGGGTAAATCTGGTTCATCGTTATCTGGATTTGGATCATTTAATAAAATAAATCCACTCACACCACCATTAAATATACCCTCTTCAATAGACATTCCACCAAATGTGCTGGATGCTTGAAAATTATCAAGAATATTAATATACTCAGTTGAATCTTTTGCTTTTATTGAAATCTCACTAAAAACTACATCATTTCTAGCCATTAAAAGTATCCTCTATGTTTTGAATCACATTACCAACAACTGATTGTGAAACTGCTTCAATTTTTCTTTTATTATCGTTTTCATTTGTAAGTCTATCGGTAACTGATACAACTTCTTGTGATAGTGTATAGGCAAATCCATCAGTTCCAGTTTGACCATTTGCTGACAAAATGTAACCTTCTAGTAAAGAACATGTCCCGTTGGTATTTCCGGAATTATATGTTGTACCAGAAAAATTTGTATAACTGAAAAGATCTCCACTACCTTGCAATAGAATGTTCTTCGTGTACGGATTTAAATCTGTGTTTGTTGTATCAGAATAAAATGTTTTAACTGAGTCTGAATATTCGCTAACCTTTTTCATTGTAAATTCATCCCCAGAATTACCTATGTAATTTGGATCGGAAGAAAAGGCGTTATTTGTACCCAAAACATTAGTAGCAGAAATTCTAGATCCTTCGTTGGAGAATTGTCCATCAGAACTTCTTCTGTATATGTAAAACCTGTTATCCTCTTTGAATAACTCGTCCTCTACTTGTGCTCCTGTTGTGCCAAGACTGTAATTCTTTATCCACAATTTTCTCATGTGCGGATCCCAAGACTCTACAATGCCGTAACTGATTGTTTCTGCTGTATAGTCGTTTTGGTCTGGAGTAAAACCATTTAAGTCATATTTTAATACAACAACATCCCCTGTTGTTGGGGGACTTTCGGGTTGCTCTAGAATATGAAAAGAATACCCAGCATAATCAGACTGAAGTTTTTGTTCAAATTCTTCACCGGAGATCGGCCAATAACTATCTGATATTACATTGTTTTCTAGTAGATTAATATAATACAATGAAGGATCACCATAAAGAGAAATTGATAGCTGGTCAGCACTTTGATTTTCTGAAATTTCAATTTTATTGACTTCTGCTGTATCCAGAATAGGACGACTAAACAGACTTTTAACATTTTTAGTAAGACCATCAGTGAATTTATATTCAATATTACTTAAAAAATCAAAATATGCCATTATCCACCACCTAATTGATTGAAGAATTCGGATCTACTTGTTATAGACCCATCGTAATTGAATACATTTTCTAATTCTATAAAGTTACAAGTGAGGAAGTACGAGAAGGGACCACCTGCTCCAGCAATAAATGACTGATTATCTACACTTTTCAGAACTGAAGTTAGAACACATATTTTTGGTGTCCCCAACCACAGGTTAGTTGTACCTTCCTCATTCCCACCAAATTCGTTTACGGCAGTTACTGTCCATACGTTTGGAGGTCGCATCCTACTAGCATTTGCAATATTACCTTCATTTAAGAAACCTCCAACAACAGGCATAGACAATCTTTCAAACTCTTCTCCAATTCTTCTTGCTATAAACGTATTGGCAGTTTCTGATGTAGCCTTTAAGTTCCAATTAAACGCATACTTTCTTTTTGATGATCCAAGATATCCAGATTCAGTTGTCAAAAGATCCAATCTTCCTAACTTTGATTGAATTTGCCCAAACGCATCCCCCTGAAATCTTTCAGAAACATTTGATAGTTTTTTTCCAAGATCTCCAACCAATTGAGCAAAATCCATTTTAGCAATTTCTTCTGGACCTGCTCCTCCCTGTTTACCGTCCGCACCACCTTCAATTGTCCCTAGAGCTTGCTGCAAGTTTTCCATCATAGGAACATCTTCTGAATATCTGTGAGCAGTACCCGTATTTACAGCAACTCCCGGAAGAATTATACGGGTTATTGGATCTGATAGGTTTGCTCGTTCTTCGGACGTTCTGGGATAAGTATAACAACTAAATATTAGATAGTACGGCGCTTCTGCTGTTTTATCATCATATCCCCAAGAAAATTCGGTAGCCATGGTTTCCTCCTAGTTTCATTCATATATATGTATGCTATGGCATATAAAACGAAGTACATTCCCGAAAATCCAACCAAATATGTCGGAAATCCTACCAAGATCGTCTGTCGGTCAATGTGGGAAAGAAAGATGTGTAAATATCTGGATAATAACACCAATGTAATTCGTTGGGCGAGTGAAGAGGTGGTGATACCATATCTGTCCCCAGTAGACAATAAAATGCACAAATACTACCCAGATTTTCTCGCTGAAATAAAAACCAAAGATGGTGGTATTAAGACATTTTTGATTGAGGTTAAGCCCTATAAACAGACAAAGCCACCCGTAATAAAAAAGAGAAAAACAAAATCATATGACTTGAATATGAAGACATATGCCATAAATGAAGCAAAATGGGAAGCTGCCAAAAAAGTTTGTAATGACAATCAGTGGGAATTCACTATTCTAACCGAAAACGAACTATTTAAAGGGAAGCAAATAAAATGAGTTTAGAAGGAACAAATGTAGATGATCTAGTTGAAGGTAATGGAATTTACAGCAAAGGACTTATGAAGCACAATAGGTTCCATGTGAATATGTTTATCAATACTAAAACATATAGCGAATCATTCACTAATATTCCTGTCTTTGCCGCAGAAATACCCGGTTGGGATATTGCAACGATAACGGATCTTGGTGTTGCAGGAAATGTTAAAACATTTCCAGCGAGAAAAAATTGGACACAGCGTTTGTTCCTATCATTTTATATGGAAAATGAAGTCAATGGTTCAATGTTTGATATTGTTAATAGATGGTGTAATGCCGTAGTACAACCCCAAGGACCACAACCATACTACAACGAAAGTGTTTCTGGAAATATTTTGGAAATTGTAAACGGTGATAATGATAACATTAAATGGAGATTTTCGGAAGTTTACCCAAGAGCGTTATATCCAATTAATCTTAAACCGGTTGAGGACTTTGCTCCTATGGTATTCAGTGTACAATTTCAATACAGATATTATGATTTATTTACACCAAGTGTTGGAGTTTTAGGATCACAAAACCAGATAGGATAGGAAAATTATGAAAATAGAATTGCCAATATACAAAACAACGTTACCTGTGAAGGATATTGTTGTAGAGTTTACCCCTCTTGTTGTTAAACAAGAAAAAATTATAGCGGCCGCAAAAGAAACTGGTAATGTTTCTGATGGGTATAATACCCTTCTTAAAATCATAGAAACAAATGTACAGGTGGATACAAAAGATCTAACAGAAACTGATTTAATTCACTTGTTACTAGAATTAAGAAAAAAATCTATAGGCGAAAAATTCAAAACAACTTTCAATTGTCCACATACAGGAGAATCTGTAGATCTACTGATTAATTGTTCTGATGTTGTTGTCAAAGGAAGTAAGATAACAGAAAAACTAGTTACTGATAATTTCATCATAGAGATAGAAATACCAAAGAGCTTTTCTGATATTAGTTCAACAATAAAATCTATAGAGACTACGAACGAGAAAATAGAGTTTAGTAAACTAACTGAAGATCAAAAAATTGAAATGTTTGATTCATTGCCAATTAAAACAAAAGACATAATAAAAAATGGAATGGATTCTCTTTTTCATTATGAGTATGTTTTAGTGTATGAGACTGCCGGAAGAAAACGAAAAATAAAACTAAGTAGCGCAGAGGATTTTTTTACCTTACTTTTTGTCATGTAAATCTACCTAGCTTTTATTATTTAAATTTTCAACTCATGCAAATGTATGGGTATAGTTTAGCAGAATTGGAAAGCATGATTCCATGGGAAAGAAAAATCTATATTGGTATGTTAAATGATTTTATTAAAGATCAAAATATGAAAACACAACAATCAATGGCAAGTAGAGGAGTGCAGTAATGGAAGAAAATATGAATATTAAAGATGTTTTGAATTCGGAAAATGATAGAATGGTGCCATTTTCTGATATTGGTGTCCCAATCAATCCGATGCCAGATTTTTCTGATTTATATTTTCGTTCAATGCAAAATGAATATAGTCTAGAAGATGAATATGATAAGTCTGATTATTTTTTGGGGGTTAATCCAAATGAAGAAAAACAACGAGATAATAATGTGATACAAACCAATGCTAATTGGTGGGAAACTTCCCTACAGCAATTAAATGGTAAAGGGCAAGCAATTAATGAAGCTTCTGGTGATGTCTTAAATCCAACTTCAGAATTATTTGAACAGATTTCTCTTAAATCTCCTACTGAAGTAGACACAGAGGAGTTACCCTCCAATATAGGTGGGGCAACTCCTCGTGCATCTAACTCAGCTTCTAAATCTCGCGGTGGGAGTGACCTTAGAACAATAGGCAACCCCTATGGATACGCTTAATCCTTAGCGAGTCTCTCGAAGTAATCAAGAGCATCAGTCTCTTCTGCAACGCTCTCAGACTTGCTCTCAAGCGTCTCTGAGGTCTCCTGAATGGTCGGTGCGCTCGTTCCATCATTAGAACGGATATCATCACCAACAACATCCATAAGACGCTGCTTAAGCTCGTCATACGACTTGAAGTTAGAAGGATCAGTGAACGCTGTGAGCGAGTACTGCTTCTTCCAAAGCTCTTCGAGCTGGACATCATCACCATCGAACAGAGCACTAGGTGAGTCAAACTCGGACTTATCATAGTTGATGAAGCCAGAGATCTTACGAACCTTGAGCTTGAAGTTGGCACCATCCCAGAGTTCAAAGGGATTGACTGCCTTTTCATCAGCGAATTCAGGTTCCATTGCTTCCTGAATCTTGTCGAAGATCTTCTTACCAAACTTGTAGAGGAAGATCTTACCTTCGTTCTGTGGGTTGGCAGGATCACTGATCACCAGAATGTTGGAGATGTACTGGAGCTTACGCTTACGCGCTCTAGCAATATCCTTGTCTGATTCGATACCACTGTTCCAGAGTTCTGAGTTCATCTCTGACACAGGATCCTTCTCACCAAAGGTTGTACGAGAGTTCTCAATGAACCATCCACCCTTACCTTGGAATCCGTGTGTGTAGAGCTTTGCCCAAGGAAGATCCTCATTGGGTGGTGCTGGAAGGAAACGAATAACGGCATAACCATTACTTGCTTTGTCCAACTCAGGTCTCCAGAATCGATCATCCTTGTAGGACTTCTTTTCTGATGTTGCTTGAATCTTCTTTGAAAGTTCATCAAGGTTGGAACTGGAACGGGACTTACGCTTAAAATCTGCAAAATCGCTCATGTTAGAGCCTTTCCCCGAGGATCTACCTCGGCCTTAGTAAAATAACAGGGAACTCCCCTGTGCTTAGATCGGTAGTTGTACTTCTTGTTTGGGCAGGATATTGAGGTCTTGACCTTCTACTTTGAGCTTTTCGATGATGGGCTTGGATAGCGACTTAGCTACGATACCCGGTTCAATCTCATGCTTCTCACACAATTCTATCACGGCTTCTAGGTAAGTTCCACCTTTATCTCGAACAATGTTCTCGACTTTCTTGGAAAAGCCCTTTTTTTCTTCGTCGCTTAGAATCAATGTGTTTCTCCTGTTGAATACATATTATACCTTATATATGCTGTCTGTCAAACCCTTATATATAAATTAGTTCATAGGAGACTAACTAAAAATGCCAGATAC